GTGTTCCTGTATGTCCGCAATCCCTTTCACATTTGGTGTTCATTACGCCCGTTGCTACGCAGGTAGCGGCGGTTTGTACGGTCGTATCAATCATATTGCCGTGTGCGAGTGGGTCATAATCTGTGTTTTCTTCAAAAGTGCAGCCGTCTCGTTTGCAGGTTCGTAATCCGTGTCCAGGTGTCAGACAAGTGGGCGGTGTTGCAGTGGGGTCATACTCATAATCGTGCCCTATATTGTTTATAGTACGTAGTGAACCAAGAATTATAACGACAAATGACCTAAAAAAACACTTTAAACATTAGCAAAATCTGCAAGCTGCCCTCTTAGAGAAACGGCTTGAGCTTCGAATTCATGCAATTTATTATAATCTTCGTTAATAAAACCTCCTTCCTCGGCCGCCTTAAGCGTAAGACTCCTAACAGCTCTGCCAGCTCCTGATTTCTTATCTATTTCCGAAAGTTTAGTCTTAATCATGTTTATTTGCGACTGAATCTCCTCTTTAATTTTCTCGCCATCAGTTTTGCCAAGAAAAATTTCACCGTTAACAATTCTTAACAATCCATCTGCAGCTTCATATTCGGTTTCTGTTATAGCAATATCCGGCGATCGTGATAAACCGTCAACCTCCTTGGCAGCTGACAAATCTTTATGAAAAAATATCTTCCCATTTTCTTTCCATAAGTATATATTTTCCATATTATCCTCCTAGTTAATAGTGTTGCTACGCAACGCAGAACGCGGGGGCCACGCCGCCCGTCGTAGCACTGGCATTGCTGAGGCTGGCACTGCCAGCGAAGCTCGCAAGGCAGAAACGGGTCGAGTCGGACGCGGTTGGTGAAGATTCCCACCACCAAGCACGGGACCCGTTGAATCGTTTGCACCTGTAAACACAAGAATTCTGATATATCGGGAACTGGACGTTGGTATTCCATATATCCCTGTTATCATCTCCGTATGTATTAAAGCCAAACACTTCTAATTCGGTTGGCGGCCAAACTGTATAACTGTTCCACGCAGAGCCTCCTTTTGCGCTGTGAGCTTTGCGTATTGTGTAAAGGAAATTACCGCCGAGAGCAGTTCTTAGCCTATTGGCAAATGTAGCGTTGCCGTCTCCATTCACACCTTCAAGCCATATTCTTAATTCGCTTGCAGTATAACCGCCGGCATTTACATCTGTTGAATTTACGCGCCCTCTTGCGATTACATTTCTAAAAGTGAACAGAACGTGGTTTTGCGTGTTTTCGGTATCTCCGGCACCCTTGTAAGTATTAAAGCCTGAAACGACAATACGGTTGTTTTTATAAGTATCATTCCAAACCTGCGTTGCGGTTCCGCCTGCCGGCGCGGCTATGCCGCTTAAATCTATACCGTCTATATAGTCGCCTATAATAATGCCTGAAAAATCCGGAACCCCTGTGTTGTCAATTTCGCCGTTATTGTTACAACGGCGCCTTAATTCCGCCATTACTTGCGCAATTGCTATGTTCCTTTGCGGCTGAGCGGTCAACGCGCCAAAGTCGATATTGAGAAGAACTTTCATTAAATCCCGCCCCATGCCGTCTACCATATCAGCGTGCAGGCTGTCTGTTGAATCGCCCTTTGCCCCTTTTATATTACCTACAAGAAATTCGCGCGCCATTTATCCTCCTAATAAAATGATATATATAAATTCCCGGCAGCGGGATCATACCTAAACATATTTGGTTCATCATCATCAACGACCGCTATTAGATCATTGTTCGGTTTTACATACAACGAAAATGACTTCAATGCGCCGGCGGGATTTATATACAACCCGAAATACCCGTCTTTAGGCAAAATAACATTTGCATTCCCTCCGTTTGAAGTTCCTAACATATCTCTGACATCCGACACATCCCGCTGTACGGCATTTACCTCGGCTTGCAGAAACATGTCTGTTTGCTGCCTTTCCAGGCTTTCAGTCCATATCCCCTCATGCGCGTCAAAAACCCCTTGTTCAATTTTGTTCATATTCTCAACGCTGAAAGGGGTGCCGTGTGCGGTTATTGAATCCGGAGTGTTTTCAAGAACAACCGATTCCGCAGTCTCCTGGGACTTTGCAAACTTGTTTAAGTTGATGCCCTGGCGGTTTTGCCATACTGTTTTTACATAAGCCATAAACCAATATTAATATGCTTGATTGGCGTTTTGCCTTAAGCAGGCGGGCTGCGCAGAACAAAGCGCGGGTTGACCTGCGGGCGGTTATAAATTATAATTTACGAAAATACAGTTAATGCAATTTTAATAAAGGAATTGTTATGAAGAAGCTGCTATTTCTATTATTGGTTTTTATAGCGTTTCTAGGATGTAAAGAAGAAAGAGCAGTCATTATAAATAACCATTCATCTCAGACTGTTTCCGGTAAACTCAGAACACAATACACTGAAAAAGAGTATTCGCTAAAGCCTGGCGAGCAATATCTTTATATGTTATTAGAAACAATGACACATTCTATGATAAATTATATATCACATCCAATTGCAGATAGTGTTCATTTTATTATGAAAGATATTAATACTTATGAATTCTTTGATAATCCAGTTCCCCCTGATCCTGCTCCTATTCCAGCCTCAATATATAACTCTCTGCAAAAAGATGTAATTTTATCTGCCAATGGGGCTTTAAGTACCGATCCTTTATTTATAAATGCAGGCCAAGAAATAACAACTGTCACTATTATTAAAAGAAATCCAGTGTTTAAAGCAGAGACAACAGATAGTTATCCTGTATATGTTGATTTTATCATTAAAAATGATATGTATATGATTATTTTAAGATAATATTATCAAAAAAATCGTAGAGAACCTGGGTTATCTCTGCATAATAATTCAAACACTGTATTTCGTATAATACCAGTATGAATATCATTCCTTAAATCTAATTCAATTGTGTTTATGTTTAAATTAAGATTTATATTAATAGAATAAATATTTTCGCTACCAAGAGGCGAAGGAGACGTCCAATCTCTAACTATACTGCCATTTACTCTTATTCTATAATAATTTTGATTTCCGACACCCATTGGTACAAAAAAACCCATTCTCAATGTAGCTGTTCCTTGAGCTGGGGTTACTAATTCTTTTACTGATTGGAGGGTAGCACCTGTACAGGTAAACGGCGTATTATTTCGTTTAATAATATGGTTTGTTCCTGCAATTACAGGAGCAGAAATGTTAATCGTAGTTACTCTTAGTTCACTTGCTTCTATATGTCCATGAAAATATCCACTATTAGCTTCTATTCGCCCCCTGAAATAACCTTCCCCTGCTTCTATACGCCCATGAAACGTACCACTTGTTGCTTCAATATGTCCTCTTGCTCTTATATTATTAAATTCAGCGTTTCCATTATGCTCAATTTTAAATCCCAAAATGCCTGGCCTATAATTTTCACTCTGTATAAGCCCCCCATTTTTTAGAGTAATATGCTGAGCCTGAAGCTCTTCGATAAAAGCCTGCTGAACGACAAGGAGCCTTGCAAAAACAGCGCCGAACCAGCCCATGTCCTGTGTGAGTTCCGGCACGTCAAGGCCGTCTTTGAAACAGCGGATATAAAGGTCTGCGTGGCTTTCCGGCGGGCGGAACTCCCATGCAATCCCCGTCCACTGGTAGACTCTTCCGGCCCTCCAGTTAGGCCCGTCAGCAACGGCCAGCACATAATCGCCCTGCCGCGCCCGCACCTGTCCCTGAACCGGCCCTGTAACAATGAAGGCGTTTGCGGTTGAAGGAAGCGCCGTAACGGTTCCCAAATACCTCGCCGGAGCTGTACTGGTATCCTTGCGGATAAAAAGAACGGCCGAGTACGCCTCGCCCCCGTAAACCGCGCGGACGGCGATGCTGTTTTCATCATCAAGGAGGGCGCCGGCGTTTACTGTGATAAGGCCGTTTTTGTTTATAGACACGCCTTCCGGCGCGTCAAGAAGCAAAAACTCGAGGCCGTCATTTTCGTAAGAATAAAACCCGTCTAACATGGGGTCAAAGAGGTTTCCGCCCGCCCCGGGAAAATAAGCAATGCCGTTCTGCACGGGAATTCGTACGTTCCATTTGAAAAGATCCGCTTGAACGGTGAAAGGGAGCAGGCCTGCAATAATATTCCCGCCGCCGTCGCATTCAAGGAATATGTTGTTTCTGGAAAGGGTTAGCCATACGGGAACAACGTCGGAATAATCGCGTTTATTTCTAATTCTGACGGGCTGCCCCCATTCGCCCTGATCAACTGACTCCGCGGTTTTAGCGGCCTGCCATACAGAGCGCATTGTCTGCTCATAATGCCATCCGTCATTTTGTCCGTCCCTTACAGGGCGCGGCGGCTCGTGATCCGAGTCGTGGTAAATAACGAAGGCCCTCCACCTGTTGGGGTTAACAGCCCCTGAGTCTACGGCTCCCGAAACGGGGGTAATTCTGTTTTCAAATTCTGGAAGGATAAAGTCCGGGCGGTCAACGCCGAAAATTTCAGGGCTGTATTCAACGCATGTAAGCGCCGCGCGAAGATCCCGCGACGGCTGTATATCTGTAATAATGAGATCGAGAATCTCCCTCCCTCTAAGGCCGAAAGCGTAAAGATCTCCTTTGCGCGGGGCGTTATCGGCTTCAAACGGTTCTGTAAAGAAAACGTTAAAAGATTCATGTATAACGGCAACGTCTTTTAGCAGCACCGTTCCGTCTGACAGGCGCAGCCTAACCGCGTACTGCCTTCCCTGTTCCGTTTGCGCCGGTTCGTCAAGCCGGATGCCTGTAAGCAAGCCGGTTTCTTCGTTCCATAAAGTTTCTGCAATCCGCCCCTGTACAGAGCCAGTAAGGGCGATGTCGCCGGCATACTGAATCCAGTCTCCTTTGGCGCACAGCAGATATTCAACGTCCGCTTCTATCGTGTGAACAAACGGCCTGTTTTTCAGGCAGGCGTAATTATACATGCCGATACGCCTTGCCTGGACGGAATTCGTAACGCCCCAAAGGTCGAGTTTCTGGATTGAATCCGGCTCACTTGCGCGGTTTCCGTCAGGCGTATGGTAAACGGCCAGCTCGTTCTGCGCGAAGCCCGCATGTTCGTCAATATAGCGCATGGAAATAGCGCAGGGTATATCAGCGCTGAACATGGCGGCGCCGTAGCTTATGGTATTTTTTGGAGTAAAGAGCTGAACGGGCGAAGGCCTTTCAATATCCTGCACGACGCTGATTTTGGAATCTATTCTTAGGATATCGGCGCGGGAAGTATTGCCAATCATGCGCAGGATATCGGCTATGGTGACGGCTTCTGAAAGGTAAGCGCTGCAGGCATAGTTATGCTGTTCGCACCATGCGTAGAAAGCTTCGAGGGAAGGCCAGTCGATATCTTCATGGCCTACCAACTGCTGCGCCGGCCTTCCCCGCAGCGCGTATAAAAGCATGGAGGCGGGGTTTTTTGTTTCCGCGGCGTTAAGCCAGAAAAGCCTTCCCGAGCCCGAGCCTGCGTAAACGGGGAGTTTTGACGTTGCAATATAATTAAACCTGTCAAGAAGGCCGTTAAGGCTGCCGGCCGCCATTACACGTAACGCGATAACGGCCAGTTCGTTTTGCATCTCTGCGCGTATAGGGCGCGCCGATTTTACCGAGCGTACGGAGCCTAAATAAACAATGTCGATAACCTTAGAATCTGTAGAATCGGGCGTAAGGCGTTCTATTTTTACAGCGTAGCGCCCCGGGGCAAGGCCGTTTCTGGTTATCTGGTACCGTTTTGTTTTTAATTCGGCGCCTGATATTACATGGTTAGGGGTAAAATAACCCAGCGGCTGGTATGAGGAATCAGGCTCGCCGTCTTTTTTAATAAAAGCAAATATAAATACGGAAGCCGCGGCAAGGTCGCCGTTGTTGTCATACCTGCCGATGCCGTTCGGCAAAAAAATATCAACATTGACGGCGTCGGTGTTATCGGGAGTGGTTCGTATTATTTCACCCGGCAGCCCTTCATCGGTTCTATTTTTCAAAGGGGCCATGACGGCGTCTTCATGCACGCAGTTGGGGTATACGCCTGAACGCTCTCCGTTCTGCATTATTTCAATCCGTATGAAGGGGTCTGCGCCTGCGAGAATTGATGTGATATTCTTTGTTTGCGACAGCTCGACAACCGGCGTTTCGCCGAGCTTAAAGCTGTTGAGGTCGATAACGCAGTCCTTATATCCGCCGCAAAACAGCTGGGTAAAATACTGTCTTCCGTCAATGATTTGGGTATGGGGGTTGGCTGCGGTATCGGGGTAGATTCTATGCCGTCCGAAAAGGACGGGGATTCTTCCGTGCGGCCTTGCCTGATTTTTACTGCCTCGGATGGAAGGGTCTATTTCCGGTTTTTCGCGGTCTTTTAAGGATGGTATATTGATATTCATCAATACCGCGCCGCCTATGGCCATTGAAAGCCCTGTGCCGATGAGGGCGGCTCCTATAAACAGCCCTGCTCCCGGCAGCAGGAAGGCGGACGCGGCGCCGAGGATCATAAGGCCCCATCCTCCGGCTTTCATTCCCGCCCCGGTTTGCTGCGGGCTGCCTCCGTACGGCACAAATTTTATCCAGAGCGTATCGCCGTCTTCGGCTGTGATTGAAAAATCTTTTACTATTTCGCCGTTACGCGATACACGCGCCTGCGCGGGAGGGAAGCCCGTATTAAGGGAAGCTACTATATCTTTAACAGCCCCGCTTTCCGTATTGAAGGTTGTGCGTTTTGTGCTTACCGGGTTAAGTTCGGCTATAATTTTAACAGACACGGTAATACCCCTCTATACGGCCGCGCAGGCCCGGATGCGCCGCCCTCTGGCAGACGCTGCCTGTCTTGCTGCCGGTATGGAGTATAAACCCTGAGCCCGCCGCGATGCCGATATGTACCGGACGCCCGCTTTCGGTTATAACGGCAACCGCTTTTTCTTCCGGCTCCGGTATTTTTTCAACGGCAAGAACGGGCAGTTTTTGCGCGAACAGCTTTTCTGTTTCGTCTATGTTAAGAGCGCTGGAATAATCGTCTGAAAGTTCCGGCAGGTTAATTCCATATTCGTTACGCAAAACAAGGCGCACAAGGCCGTAGCAGTCGCAGCCTGAATGAGTTCTTCCATTTGAAACAAAAGGGATGCCTATATATTTTTTTACCCATTTGTACATTTAGAAAAACAACCCCTCAAAATCTTCCGGCGTATATGTTCCTTTTGGAAATTTCCGGTCGGAAAGATAAAAATCGTATATTTCGCCTTCTACGGTTTCTTTTGTCGCCCGCACATTGCGCAGGCGGTATTTAAGCGGCCCCCGCTCTAATATATCAGGAGTATCCGCCGTAACAACGCAGACAGTGACCGCTACGTCTTTTCCAGCGGCCTGTTTGATAGTTTGAAAGACGGCAAGGTCGGTATTGTCAATTGCCAGGCGGCAGGGGCGCGGAGAGTCTTCGGTTTGTTCCGGCAGGATGATTGTAAAACCCGACGCGGTAAATTCGTTTCCGCGGGAAGATACGTTCTGATTATTGTCTACGAATCTTAAAACGGCTCCTCCCGAAACTTCGATGGTAAGCAGGTGCAGGAATACTTTTTCAGTTTCCAGAGCGAGCGCCGCTTCTGTCGCGGCGGGCGATATCCGGCTCATAACAGGCTCTGTTTAGCGCGGCCGCGCAGCTGCGTATTATAATCAAATATGAAACATGTTTTCATAAACGCTCCAGCGACATTTGAATTTCAAACAAGCCGTCTGCGGAATTTTCAGTATAATTTTCCGTAAAGCGGAATTCGCCTGTTTCAAGCGTTTGAGGATCTGTAAAGAAGAAACGCAAGGCTCCGTCGGCGAGTTTAAGGCGGAAAAATTGATCCAGCGTATCGCGCTGTTCTACGGTTAGCAGCATTCTGCCCGTATAAATTTTTGAAGAAGCGGTATAGCGGCGTCTGGCTTTGCCAGGCCCTGCGTCCATCCTGGTGCGGATAACGCTTGAGCTGCGTTTCGCCGAGAGCCCGTCCATAATAAGAGTTTTAGGCAGCGTTTCCGGCCAAAATAAAGACACCATTGTTTCAAACTCCTATTGCCCGCGCGCCGAACCGGGCCATAGCCCTGTCCGCCTTGCCGGATGTAATGTGGTTATTTATGATTTGCCCTATGGTAATTTCGATTTGTTTGTTGCCGTCCGCGCCGGTATGTTCTTCCTGCCGTACGTCCGCGCCTGAATTATTTATGATGTTTACAGTCACCTGCGCTGTTCCTGCGCCCGATGCCGCGACGCCGAGATCGCCGTTGGCCATGCGCCTCAACGGCATAATTGATTCAGGGCCCGCCTCGCCCATTACGCCGAACTTGCCGCCGAAACGAAAATAAGTAGGACTTGCCACAATCTGGTTTGTAAAGGAGCCTCCATGCGCAAAAGGGGTTACGCCGTTAGCATTAAATATATTACCGTGCGCGTTTGCCGTAACCGTTTTCTCTTTGTCAATTGTTCCTTGTACAAACCCCCTGACAATCGCGGACGATCCTGCCGCGGCTATAAATCCGAGGCCCAGCTGCCACTGGCCTTGAGCGATTAACTGCAGCCCTGCCTGAAGGAACATAGCCGGCATTTGGTTTAATATCTGCTGAAACATCTCGGCCATTGCTTGCTTGGCGTCCTGCGCGGCGTTTTCTCCTTTGGTAAACGCGGCGGTTACGGCGCTTAATCCGTCAAGAAGAGGGTTAAAAGTTATCATTGCAAATTGCGCCGATATATTTGCAAGAGCTTCAACAGCCTGGTTTTCAAATTCAGGGAAAATATTCATAAGGCCGCCTGAAATTTTCAGCGATAAAAACTCTTCAAAACTTAGGCTAAGGTCTTTTACCGCAAGGCTTGCTTCGCGCAGAGTTTCGATTAACTCTTTAGCTTCTTCTATTTCTTCCGCTTTAGCTCCTGCAGCCTGCATTTCTATCAGCGCAAGATCGTAACTGTCTTTGCCGAGATTTTGTACTTCCGTACGCAGGCCGGATAAAGTCCCTACTACAGACAGCCTGTCCAAGGTACGCCCCAGCTGCAGGGCTTCGTCGGACAGCGCGTCAAACCCCAGCCTTGCAAGTTCAGATTCATAGGCAAGCTGTCTTTGCGATTTTCCGCAGTCGTTAATTTTTTTTTGTCAGATCTTCAATGGTTTTATTAAAGGCCGCCCTTTTAGCTTCCGTACCCAGCCTCCTATATTCGTTAACAAGCCTCCTTACAGATTCGTTAGCTAAAGCAAAAGGCTCGTTTATTTGATTTGGATCGATTGCAAAAAGTTCGGTTAAAGCGCTTTGTACATCAGCCTGGCGGCTTCTTAATATGCCGGCGATATCCAGTTGTTCTCCCAAGGCGTTTGCGATAGTTGTTTGCGCTTTAAGGCTGCGTTCAAACCCGCCGATATAAATTTCAGCGGCTCTTGCCCCGCTGTCTCCAAAAAGAGCTGGATCAACTTTAGTTATTTCGCCAAACCATTCCTGCCAGCTTTTTCTTGCATTAACCATGTTAGGCGCTGCGCTGATTTCAATTGGGATGATCGTTGCGCCCCTGCCAAGTTCAGCGATTTCATTTTGTATTCTTTTAATCTCTTGCTGAAACGCAGGAGATTGTCCGTTAATATTTCTTAGCGCCTGCAACATGCCTTCAGAGTTTTGAGCTGCTAATGCTTCAACCCATGCAGGGGTTCCGGCAAGAAATCTTTGAAGATTGTCATAACCGCTTAAATTAAACATATCAAGAGCCGCGTTTATTTTTTCTAACTCATCTGCGTATCCTTCCCACCAGCTTCTGGCATTTGAGTCTATTGGCGTCTCTAAAACATTTATCAATTCCTGAGCCTGCCTAAGAATTTCTGATGACGATTGTTCTGCCTGGCTTCTGATATTAACAAGCTGTTGATTTAATAACATCAGACGTGAAGCCGCTTCAGAAGCTGCCGCGAAATTTCCCGTTTCCCTTGCGGCATCATACATATCTCTTGTAAGCCCTCTTATTTGACTGCGGGCTTCAGCAAAGGAAGCAGAGCTTCTGATAAGCTCATTATTACTTCTTGTTATTTGTCTTACAGATAAATCATAATCTCTCGCGGCTTGTTCTAATTTCGCTTTTGTGTCGCCAAATACGGTTATAAGAAATCCCAAACCAGCGGCAACACCAGCTATTCCCAGAATTACAGGATTAGCGGCAAGCATAGTTATCGCAGCATGTATTCCTTTTATACCTTTTATCGCAGGCCCCGAAACAGCGATGATTCTGCCCATAGTTAAAATAAATCTTTTTGTTCCATCGTCCATGTCTGCAATGCCTTGCAAAATAGAGCTTGCGCTGTTTAACAATTCGGTAGCGATAGGCAATAACATTTCCCCAAAAGACGCGAGCGCCTGTTTCGCATCGGCGGTAGCGGTAGAAAACTTTTCCAATACTGTGCCGGAAAGCTCGTCCATCATTCCGGCGAATTGGCCGCCAGGACCTGTCATCGATCTGAACGCCCGCTCAAGAACATCAAAACCAATTTTCCCTTCCGCAGCGAGCTGACGCACTCTTTCTTCGGACGTTCCCATTTCTTTCGCCAATTGCTTTACGATAGGAATCCCTTGTTGTTGTAATCGCACAAGATCCCGTGTTGTAAGATTTCCCATAGCTCGCGCGCGCTCAAATGAGCTTGATATTTCGCCAAACGATACGCCTGCGCCAGCCGCGACATTGCCAAGCATCTCGATGGTTGACGAGGCGTACTCCGTACTGTGCCCCATATTGACCATCGCTCTGCCAAGAGAAAAAACTTCATCGACAGACAAGCCTGGCGAAGATCCAAGCCTGCGCCAGTCTTCAAAAACAGAAGCCGCTTGTTCTGCGGAACCGAGCATATTTTTAAGAGACATCTGCAGTTTTTGATTTTCTCCAGCGAACTTGACGGCTGCAATACCTGCACCGCCAAAGATGCCGGAAATAATTAAAGATTTTTTAGATAATGAATCAAGAGCTTCGCCAAGAGATACGGTTTTCTTTTCTGTCCTTTCTATACCGCCTGAGAGTTTATTAAAGTTTTCAATTGCCCGGGCCGTTTCAGCTTCTACCAGTACCCGAAGCTCGTCCTTTACTTGCATCCCTGTCTTTTTCCTTTAATAACTCAAACTCCGTGTCAAATAATTCTACAAGCTCAACAATCGCCGCGGGCTCATATATCCAAGCCGGTCCGTGCGGCCAGCCGTAGAGTTTTATTCTGCTCCACAAGTTGTACGCGTGATAAAATTCAGGGGTGAGGTAATTTTGTACCTCGCCCCTTTTGATAACCCATTTTCTAAGAATTAATTTTTCATTTGCGTAACAAGGTTTTAATTCCTTCTCGTGCCATCCGCCCCAGATTAAATTAAATCCTATTAAGAGATTTTTTTTTGCGCGTCCGTAATAATGTCGGTGCACACCTCTGTGCAAACAGCGTCTATTAAAGCGCCCATTCCGTAAAAACTTTCTTTTGCGAGCTCTTTGCCGGATTTGATCTGCCTGATACCGCTGCCGCCTTCAAAATTTTCAACTTCAAGATTTTTAATTTCGCCGACACAACGGTTAAGGATGTTTTTTGCGTCAAATTTATATCTGACTGCTGGAGTAGCTTTGTCAGATACCGCCGTCATTTCCAGATAGGAAACATCCCCCCGTTCCTCGGCGGTAGGCCGGATTATTTCTATAGACACATGAAAAACCATGGAATAACTGAATACCCTTTTTTATCAGCTACCCAGGCACCCAGACCCGCTACAAGCACCACATAGACAACCAAAAATGCAATAAAATACCCGTTGTTTACAATGTGAAAAAAACTAAAATTACCACTCATCACTTTACCTCCTTAATTGCCGCTATCACGCGGGCTATAATTTCTATCGCTTTATCGTCAACCTTCATCGGTTCGTATGAAGGATTGTCGCTTTTTATTGTCCAGCCGCCGGGCATCCATACAACACGCTTGCAGAACATAAGCCCCCGGTCTTGATCCCGGAGCATATACAACCCATCTCCACGGAAACCGCCACTGCCGCAAAGTGCCAAGTCTCCATTTGATATAGTAGGCTCCATGCTGTCGCCGTAAATAGGCAGGGCTATCAAATCTTGCCCACTTCGGGTTATCCATGCAGGAACCTTTACATACCGGATAATCTCCCCTTCGTCATAGTCAAACCCAAACCCCGCGCTCAAACCCTGGGCTATTACTGGAATTAAAACACCTTTTTCAACACCCCCGTCTACTGCGACAAGCGCTTCTTTTTGTGCAATCTCTTGGAGTGTGTTTGAATGGTCATTTTCCGAAACACCTGGCGGTAAAATAGAAGGCAATTTGTTGCCTTTTTCATGCAAAATTTTTGCATCATTAAGGCAACTTGTTGACTTTAACATTTGCCCTTCTCCTGATAATAACCAATCAATGCTTACACCCAGTTCATTAAGGGTTTTTATAAACTCTTTTGACGGCTCACGGTTTCCGCTTTCAAATTCAGAGATAGAACTTCTTAATATATTTGTATGATTTGCAAATTCTGTTTGATTCATCTTGAAATGATGTCTTATTTCTTTTATACGTTCAGAGTATCCCAATTTATCCATTTTTTCCCCAGTTCATTAATTTCAATAATTTTTCACATTTATTGAATTTTCTCTTGACAAGGTTCGTTTAATCCGACAATAATAATATATCGGCTAGGCAATTAATTGCCTTTACGAAAAAAAAGAGAACGGCGTACATTCCGCCAAGAAGACCGCCGTTCTCCAACTTTTACCTCACGAGGAGGCTAATTTGATTTTATCATCATCCGTGGCTTCGGGCAAGCCAAACATGCCCATACGTTACAGACCATCAATGCAAGAAGGTCAATACATCAAGTATAGAACAAACCTTGCAGGAATAAAACTTGTAACTATCGCAAGAAAACTAAAACTTGACAGATCTGCCGTCTCAAGAGTCATCTATGGCAAACGCCGTTCCTCACGTATAGAAACTGAAATCGCGCGTATTCTCGGTAAGGCAAGCTGGAACGATGTCGTACTGGAAGCCCGCAGCGAGGTTCAGAAAAAGCCGGTCAAGATAATTCTGCAGGAGATGGAACAAAAAACGCTGGCAAAAAGAAAAACAGTTATTAACAACATGGCAGCTCATATCGCGGAAGGTCTTGAGAGAGACATGCCGGGGCTGTCTGCGAAGGCTGCAACTACCGCCAAAACAAGGAGGAGAGCATGAATAAAACAAATTTTGCTAACGGCTTTAAGTATTTCTGCGCGGACTGCGGAATATTTTTTGACGTAAAACTGGAACCCGATGTTATCTGCTGTATAGAAATATGCCCTATCTGCGGAGAAGAAAATATACTTCGCAGCATAGAAGAGCTCCTTGAGCATCTCGACGATAACGATACAGACCCCGTCAATTTCTACAAAGCGTTTCCGCATCGATGCGGTTGCTATTGGAACTATCTACCGCATTACCTGGTATTCTCTCGCAGAATACATTATCGATCCGGCAGACGATATTGACGAGGTTTTTGATGAATATATTCGGTCTCGATATAAGCCAAATTGACTTAGAGGAAGCCAGGAATGCTTTATCTGTTTATTCTTTTAACAGGTTGCCGGGCGTTCCTTCTTTCTTGTCTAAAAAGGAATGCGCTGTGGTGCTGGGTGTTTCTATGAAAGTTATCAATCAATTAATTCAATCGGGAGAGATTCCGCTAATCGATATCCCTGGGGATTCTCAACCTATTTTCGATTTATTTAATAATATAATTGAACCGCAGCATGAAACGTGTATTCTCCGCGCCGATCTCCTTGGCTTTATTGAAAAATCACTTCTTTGCAATAAACCTGTTATAGGTCTTGAAGAGGATCGCTAAGGTTCGCTAAGACTCGGTAAGGTTCGGATTAAAATATCAAATTAGGTTATAAAGTTGGGTCATTTTCGATTGTAAGTGACACCCGAGTGCGGTGTAACCCTCCGTGCGTGTGTCTGTCTGCGTACAGCGTGAGCAGGTGCGCAGGCTGTTGCCGTCTTCTGTGCAGGTCGGCGCTGTCCATTCGGGGAAGGCGTGTCCGTTTGCGCAGGGGTCGGGCGTTTCGTTGTTACAGGCGAACATCGAGAAGGCAATCATTGCTATAATGGCAATAATTCCGATTAACTTAATTGTGTTTTTCATTGAAAAACCTCCATTTTTTGCTTGTTTATATCTAAAATTGTAAATACGGTTTTATTCCATTTTGAGGGC